AACCAATCACGACCAGTTTTACCGTAAACACCAGTTTCAATACCAGCAACAACGTAAGTTTTAGCTGATAAACCCTCGCATATAAAGAGTGAACAATCAGCTGAGTGTTTACCACCGGCGTTATTAGCCGGATCTAAACCGTCAATTCTCACGTTCTTCTTTTTACGTTCAGCTTTTTTCAACACAAACATCTCTTTTGCACGAATAATGTCTTCAATGCGTTCCATGACTGACCATTTACAAATGGCAGTGATGTGTGTTCTCTTGACTTCTGCTGTAACTGTTGGTGATTCCAGTTTATTTTTATCCTGACCATCAAATTCAGGTCTTACTACACTCGCAACTACAAATATTCGAAAGAATTGTCTCACATCAGCAATGTTAATTTTTGGACCTTTAGACTTTTTTCCCTTACCGTTAAATTTGTCCACGATAGGTCTAAGTACTGCTTCTACCCATGGATCAACATGTTGCCCACCTAGACGAGTATAAACACCGTTAACAAAAGAAACAACTTGCCATTCAGATGACGGTGTTATAAGAACTTCAGCCTGTTTACTTTTAATTAGCAACTTTTCTGTTGTAGGTGAGTCGTACAACAATGAATATTGTGATAAATTATTGATTGGAATTAGCTCCCCATTCAGATACATGCTGACTTTTGACAACATTGCAGCGTCTAATACATGACGTGTATAAAGTTGCACGATATCTTTAGTATATTTCGTGAGACCAAAACGTTTAAAATCAGGCGTCCATGTGATATGGGTATATCCTCTCATAAGACGAGACGATTTGATATTTGGAGCTGTAGTTTCTCTCATATTGTTACTCCAAGTCTGCTGGAATGTTTTCTTGTTTTCTGGATCGCAACCTGTTACTGTGAAATGTGTAGAAAATATATTATTAAGTTTAATACCAAGACCATTACGACCAGCAATCTTGCGTTCCTCTTCGTCATCATAACTAGAACCTGTGAGAAGTTGACCAAAAATCATTGAATGATTATAACACCCTTCATCCTCGTGCATTTCAATTGGTACGACATCCCCATCATTCCAGACAGATGTTTCCCCAGTTTTTTCGTCAATTGTTACTTTGATTTTAGTACATGGGTACTTGGTCTTGCGACTTCTTTCAACGTTATCTATAGCATTCGATAACGCCTCAATAAATATTCTAAGGATAGCTGGTGAAGATTTAATAGTTTTCCAAACAATTTTGTATGTACCATCCTTATTTTTCTCAGCTACATACTCATCTATAGAACGTTGACGTGTTGACCCTACATACATATCAGGTCTTAGTAAAATGTGATCGAGAGGTTTTTTCTTCTCATATCTTTTTTTATTTTTAATTGTTGACATCCTTTTATTTATTTCTTACAGACATACCCTTTTAGAATCATTTTTGGAAATTCATTTCCGGAAAAGGAGATATTCCGAAGGAGGAGATGAGATTATTATTAAAAATATTATTAAAAATAATATTTCCTGATTTTTTATTAATCACACTTTCCAAATGAAAGAACACTTAGAAAATGAGATTCTTGATCTTCGTCTTTGTACCCTATTATACGTTTTTTATTCTGAATATTTACACCTTCAATACAGCCTTTATCACAGTAATATTCTTTGATATCGGAAGTATTTCTGTATGAGTATATATTGTACTCTTCGTCCGTATCTGACTCGCTATACTCATTTTCATTAATAGTATTAACATCATTAATTCCTTTTGTGATCCATATATTTGATATATCGAGAGCTGAACTTAAATTTTTACCTTCCTGAACCAGGAAAATATTATCATTTTCCATTAACTTATTCTTGACAAAGTAAGGTATTTCTGTTTTATCTGGTAAAATACCTGGATAAATACTGTAATCTTTCCGCCTTTCAATAATCCACTTAATAATTGCGTCATTACCTTGGAGTATAACTTGTGATCTGTGTTTAGTAAAGTCACCAATACCTAAATAATAATTGGATATAGATACAAGAGATCTATACTTCTCAAACTCGTTTGGATATTGGGAGATAAATAATTGTAAAGTGTAAACAAGTCTTTTTAGAGTTTCTTCTGACTTTACACATAATTTTCCATCTTTTGATAAACCACCGTTAACAGTAAAATTCTTGGAAATATTCCCATACTCAAAATTTTCATCTATAACAATTTTATCATTTATAAATTTTAATAATGTAGTTTCGCTGTGAATGTTGTTTCCGTCAGAGAATAAAAAAGACGAATAATACCATCTTATATAGTCTGTTAAATATCTGGCTATTCTTTTCTCTTTGATATATGTTATTAAAGTTGAATCTTTAGTCTCTGTCATTTTAAGATCTTCCTCTACAGTTTTACCTGTTGGTGCCAACTCATCCGTATCAGAACCGGTGAAAGGTATTGACACGTTAACATCTCCAATTCTAATCGTGTAAGCATCAAGTTGATTATCCGATGAAGTTTCCTTTATTGGTTTTACATTTAATATTCCCAGAAGTTTTTCAACAATATACAATGGTAAACGTGAGACTGTACCATCTCCATGAGAAAGTATCATTGGTTGAATGGGTGCTGTTAGAAATGTCCCTGTAAAATCTTCATATTTAAAAGTTATAGCACGACATTTTCCATAAGAATCGATATCTTGTGTCAGAGGTATAATACCTTTATTTATGAGAAAATCCTTTGATAGAGTTGTAAGATTCACTGGACAATTCAAGAAGTAAGATTTGCGAAGTTTTTCATATATTTTTCCCAGATTTTCAGACACACTTGACCCTTTAGGATAAGAATAATGAACTCGATCTTTCTCTGTATCCCATAGAGCAACAATCTCACATCTTGGATATGTTTGGTGATCTGTACTACCACCCATGTGCTCATATAAAACAATTGTAACAGCGTCTCTTTTCATTTTATAGTAAGATTGTGTATGTTCAGGTAGAGACATAGTAGTAATAAGACTTGATCTTGGTTTACCTACAATATTGCGTTTTACTCTGCTTAATATAATTATATTACAGTTATACTTTCTCTCTATCATATTAACAAAATGCCTAGGGTCGAAATAAGAGTCTGTGTCTTTTATTATTGATATTATTTCTTCTGTTGTATAGTTGTACATTTCCTGTTTACAACTCTCAGCCATTTCTTCTGTTGCAAAAGTCTGTCGTAACATATTAATCTTTTTAACTCTTTCATTCATTTTTTCAACCATGAGTTTAGAATTTTCGACCTTCATTTGTCTATCTCTTTCATTCTTTCTATCTTTCCATGATTCCAAATTTTTCTTGTTTACAGGTTTTTTATCAGTTAAATTATTAGTTTCTATAAGTTTAATCTTTTTTCTAATTTCCAGTGTAATTTTGGTTTCGACAATGAGAAGGTTGTTCAATCCTTGTACTCCGTTCTCAAACAGACTTTCAATAACACACTGTAAAAATGAAGATGTAGAGTCGTGTACACCAACTCTTAAAAAAACTCTTTCATCTTGATTAATTAAGTTTAACATTTCACTTAAATCTACAGGAAGTGTACCTCCACTCATAGGAGGGTTAATAAATATAGGTCTGGATATAAGATTTTGTTGATTTCTACCAACTATTTCAGGAATAGGCTGATCGTAAAAATAATGATCATAAGTCGCTGAACTTTTACCAATTCCATTATCCTGTTTTGTCTGTAGACAACAAGGAAGATAAGGAATAATATCACGATTTGATAAGTCATTCTTTTTCAACCCCGGATATGGATATTTTTTAAGAGAGTCGCATACGAACCATCTCTGTGGAATCCCCTCGTCCGCCGTCTTTGGATATTTCATTACATCATACCCGTTTGATTTTACTATCTCAGACTCTTCCTCTGAGATAATACGCGGGGCATGATTACACTTTGTTGGGTAATTTTTTACAAATAACAACGGAGCCTGTTGTGACAATGTTAAACCTATTTTTTTACCAGGTATAATGGAAGCTCTCTCACTATACTCTTCCGGAAAATTCTTTACACCCAATAATTTTTGATAATAAAGTATAAGTTCTGGTGCTTTTAGGTAGTACATTTGAAGTAGTTTCCCAAATATTGTCGTGAAATTTGCAATATTTTGACTATTACTTACATCACTTATTAGAACACTGAGATAAAGATGGTCATCCTGTTTAGTTGCAATTGGGTAATTATATTTTTTATGCACTTCATCCTTCTCTCTTACACGATACATAGTTATATTTGCCTTAACTATACTTTTATTATTCTCATCAAAAAAGTGCATGTAAAAACTCCATCTTTTTCCTTTACTTGCTTTTGATGATTCGTCAAAAGATAGATATCTGTTAAATAAAGGATCGTTCATGACCAAATCACTCATAATATAACGATCGAGAGGTTTATTACCAACACCGAGTGAGTAGTAAAATCTCCCCTTCTCCTTTACTATCTTACTACTCTTCTGTTTTAGTGAGATTGATGGGAATATGTCATGAAAATTTTGTAAAAATTTTGTTTCATTTAAACCTTTTCTATACGGAAGTGGGTCAGTGTACATATTTGCTATTTCATGTCCTGGATCACCAGTAATTTCCATAAGTATACTTATATAAGTTTCTGTATTATCAATTAACATCTTGAAATGTATAATTCCATCGATAGATTCCCAGTTAGGATCAGGAGAAGAATCTCTCAGTATCTTATATAGATTATTTAGGCATGCAAAAGGTATAGTTGGGGACAGTACAATTAGGTCAAAAACTTCAAGTATTGTCAGATTTGCAAAATCCCATTCCAACTGGAGACTTACAGCTTCTCTCTGGAATGGTGTATACGGCTTTGGTTCAATATTAATTAACTTTGTGATTTCGACGACATCTTCCTTGTTGTTTTTTATTTCATCACCGATTCTCTTTTTGATACTAGCCTTTTTACTCCATATACTCTCAACATTTACATTTTTATACGTATTTAAATTTTTATTTATAAGATAGAGTATAGAACTAACTTCATTAGGATTTTTACTAGTAAGATACTTAATTTTCTCATTGAAAGAGATAAAGGGTTCTATTATATATTTAATAATATTGATAGGTTTGCCATCTATCATGCTATTTTTTTCAACTAAAAACTTGTTAAAATCTTTTATGGGTGTATTAATCAGATCTTGAAGCATATCTCCTATATCTATATTACTTTCTGACAACAATAAATCTTTAATACTAGTCTGACTTGGTGTAACAAGAAAAAGATATTGAGGTAATGTGTTCATTCTAGCAGCTAGTCTTTTTATAATATCAGGTACAGTTTCCCATCTATAGACTTTAAAGTCGAAATTATTATTTACACGAACCATTTGTTATTTATCATTACTAGTATTTTTTTTTAGATTGTGCAAAAGTCGCGTATATCTTTTACACTTCGACCAGATATTTCTCTATCTACACGTTTACCATTTACATAAAGTAAGTAGTCCGGAAAACCTCTAAATGAAGGTTTAAGAGTTTTTACTATTTTTCCCAACTCTTTCTCGCTTTTTCTATCACCATCTACTTGGATAGTTGCACAGAAAACTTTATCTTTTGTTGCATTTGCAAATGCTTGGAACTCCGGTTTTGCTGTTTTACAGTGACCACACCACGATGATTGTATCATAATTACAACTGGTATATTTTTTGGTATCTTATTATTGGTAAGAGAACCTGTATTTTTATTAAAATCTTGGATCTCTAAATACGCGACAGGTTTATCAAAATACTCTGTCATTTATATATAATAAATATTATTTACGGCTTAAGGTGTTACGCTCTTTTTTTCAAAATGCCTATCAAATTCAAATGTAAGACAGGAGAAGCCTACCAAATTAAAGTGTTAGCTGAACTATTGACTAATAACCTTAAGACTGCATGTTTTGAGGTCTCAAGAGATGGAATATCTTTAAGAATGTTCGATCATCCAAGAAAAACACTTGTAGATCTAAGTTTGTTAGGGGAGAACTTCTCTCTTTATAAATTTAAGTATGATGAGAAGTTCTGTATGGGACTTAACCTCAACCATTTTCACAGAATGCTTAAATCTATCAAGAAAAAAGATTCTCTTCAGCTTTTTATTGACACCGATAACCCAATTGAACTTGGTATCAAGACAATACCAAAGGAGAATACACGTATTACAACTTCGGGAATAAATATTCAGGAGATACAGAACTTGGAAATAGATACACCCAAGGGGTATGGAAAACCTGTAATTGTTCCATCTTCTGAGTTCCAAAAGATGTGTAAAGACTTGAGTAGTATTGGGAGTGTTAATATCAATGTAAGGGCTCGTAAATTCCATATCGAGTTTATTGCGGATGCCGATGGCATATTAAAACGAAAGGTGACTTTTGGTGAAAATGAAGATTCCGATGATGATAGCGACGAAGACATACCAGAGTATTACGCAACTTTTACAACTGATCAGCTTTCACGTATTACCAAACTTGCAGGATTAAGTAATACAATGCAGATCTTTCCAGCAAATAATAATTTACCATTGTTATTTCGCTCAAGTGTTGGTAGTCTTGGTAAAATCTCAATATATGTAAAGTCACAGGAATTGCTAGACTCTGAACCACATGGTTTTAATGACGATAATGATGATTCTGATTCTGACTATGAATAAAATATTTTCTAGATATAAATGAATAAAATATTATTAATAACATTTATAGTCACATTTACAGTATCTTTTGGTATTTTGTGTGTAGTTTCTCCATCTTGGGTTCAAAAAATAGACAAAGACGATGATCACGTTATTACAAGATCGTATTCATCTATAATATCTTACTCTTTGACATTTACTTTAACTTGCTGCGTTATTGTATTTTTAATGAACAGAAAATGGTAATTGTTTCTTTATTGTGATTTAACACAATAAAGACTTAGGGTTTTGTAATCAACATTCCACCTCCAAATCCGAAAAATACATACATCAGTGTATATGCAAGCATCGATGACATAAATGTGAAACTTAGTGTTAAAAATATACTGTATAAGTTTGTTTTTCTTATCAGTTTATTGTCACTAGTTGTGTCAAAATTTTGTTTAACTGTTAAAGCAATGAAAATAATTATCGATGAAGCTATAGAATTTAAGACGAAAGCTTTCCAAATTGTTGAAGATTGAAAGTTGCTAAAAATAGGAATATTATTGTACCATTTTATTACGGAAAAAATTATAACACCTATAACTATGAGTATAAAAATTGGAGATAATGTTGAGATATTAATCATCTTTCTTTTATAAACAGAAATAAAAGTATTTAAACAAAACAATTCTTAACCTTAAAAATGAGTAGCCCAACCATAACTGATATTGAAATACAGGAACTTAACGTTGATATGATAGCACCAATCTCCAGTCGTTTTCGTGACAAAGATTACAACGGTGGATGTAAATTGGTTGTTGTGGGAAAACCAGGTACAGGTAAATCAACTTTGATAACAGCACTTTTATATTCAAAAAAACATATATTCCCGGTAGGGGTTGCAATGAGCGGTTCAGAGGATACAAATCACGCATACAAGGCTATTATGCCTAGCACTTTCGTATTCAATACATACGACGAAGAGAAAATTAAAGACGTTGTCAAAAGACAGAAACTTGCTCATAAACATTTACCAAATCCATGGGCTGTACTAATACTTGATGATTGCACAGATGATCCTCGTATTTTTAACAAGCCTCTGCAACAAGCTTTATATAAAAAAGGGAGACATTGGAAACTTCTTTATATCCTGTCATTACAGTACGCAATGGACGTAAAACCGGTCATTCGTACAAATGTTGATGGTATCTTTATTCTTCGTGAACCTTTGCTCAAAAACAGAGAATCTTTGTACAAAAATTATGCATCTATCGTTCCAGACTTTAAAACTTTTTGTGAAATTATGGATCAGTTAACCAATGATTACACAGCACTGTATATTCATGGAGCAACACAGACAAATAGATGGCAAGATTGTGTCTTTTACTGGAAAGCTCCGGTAGTACCAAAAGGTTGGAAATTTGGTTGTGACGACTACTGGGACTTTCATAATGCTCGATTCGATCCTGATCACATTAACAATGTATCTGAATTCTAAATATTTTTAACAAGTATTATTACTAATATTAGTAATAATAAATTTACAAATTTACATATGATTCTGACGTAGATATCCCATAATCTCCCACAATACTTTACAATCAAACTCATTGTACTTAGTAATGTCTTTCATTGTTTCTGTATTGACTGGATTATCTGAGTATTGATAGCATTTCCAAGCATTTACCATAGCCATCATACCTGAATTACAACTACTGTCGATTGATGCATTAATCATTCCATGATCTCTCATTGATGTTGCAATTGCTTTTAACCCAAATTTGAAACACCCTTTGATTACAATGGGTTCGTACTTGAAGATGTGTAACATGTCACACCATTCTGGTGTTGTCCAGTCATCGGAAATATGATCTTTTCTGTCTACAGTATTAGCTAAATCAAACTGTCTATTTTCAGCTCTTTTCCAAAAGTTTTTCTCGGCATGCCAGTAATGTGCCTTTGGATTTCCCAAATCTCTCATAAATTTCATAAAATCGTCCATTACTTTGTACTCCTCCTCAATAGTTGGTGCATTACAAATAAAGCTTCGATATTCCCATTTACCATCTTTTTCCAATCCGACACCAATCATAAAGATCATGTCAGAACTTTTCTGTTGAGGAAGGTCACCAAAACTTCCAAAGATATCAGAAAGAGTTTCAAAGTCTACGTAAACCTCATTACATTTCTCTTTCCAGTTGTTAATATTGTTCTGTACAACAGCAGGTCGGATTTTATCAGTTGTTTGCTGATTAATTTTCAAAATTTCATCAATCACCGGTCCACGTTTACCTCCAATGTTCATTACAGAAGCAGTGCAAGCTGGATCTTTCCAGCTAGTAATACCCGCTTTGATAGCGGCATTTCGATGTTTGACACCGACATTCCAAACATTTGTCATCTCACCGTTTAATTTGGCAATTTTTTCCTTCTCAATGTTCCATTTACCAGAGTCCAAACACATATTGGGGTATAACTCAATACGAGATGGAGGAGAAATTGACCATGTAGAGCCGTTTTCTTTGACATCCCTGACCCAATTAATTGCGTTTTTAGTTTCATTGATATAAGATCTGTCACTAATTTGGTAATCAATTTTTCCCAACCTGTCAAGGCAACTAAAACCGTGGTTTGTGATTTTCTTCGACGTGTACTTCCATCGGCGACCCATAATGAATGCGTAAGGAGCTGTATATCCTTGAATACGACCAATTGCCTGTGTATAGATTAGTAATTGTGATTTGTAAGCACGATAATGACCTGTATTGAGAATATGAATTCCGTCTGCACGAAGAGGTAAAGTTGAGAACTTGATGTCGACGACCACATAGTGATAATCACCATTCAATCTCGAAGCTGATTTAGTCTTCTCAATGACAGATAAAGGATCAATATCGACAATATTGGATAACCAGTCACTTCTTACTAACAAGTCGATGACACCTTGGGTTCTATTGTAATTATTCTTTACTGGTACTGAGTGTAAAACTGGTACACCCTGTTTCATGAGATTAACGACCAACCTACATGTATCATCGGTTATATAATCTGAAACTGTAACAATTGGTGTTCTATTCTCGTGAATATGTTTTACAAGAGCTGTTTCAAACTCAACCCCTTTTCTCATTATAAACTGACCAAATCCTTTGCTTCCCGTGTATACTGGTGTTCTTCTAGTTCCTCTTCTGCTTCGAGATTTTAACCAATCTACTAAAGTGTCGTTAATCATATAATTATGTGTATGTGTTGCTGATACAATTTTTTTCTCTGGTCTTGCATTAGTTAACGGAGCTGTTAAACGAGCTCTTTTTGAACGGGTATTTTTATATACTACTGTTGCTGATCTTTTCATTTTTGTTATTAGTTTTGACATTTATAAAAACATATTCAATTTTATTTTGTAAAGTACAAAATAAACTTAACTTTTTTTATTTATATTAACAACAATTACAACTATTAATAATGAAAATACAAAAATGGTAAATAGAAGTATCAAAGAAGTTTTCCAACCAGATGAAGAATAGTATCCATGTTCTTTCATTTTTGGCCAAATTTCTCTAGTTAGAAAAACCTCATCCATTCCAAACCCTTCAAAATCATATTTTTCCAGAGTTTCTTTTATGTCCGTTAGAGAATTATATTTGTTTTTTTGCGGACGAGATCCCCACATTCCAGCTAATATCGGAGTTATATTGAAGAACGAATGCATATGACTTACAAGTATACGTCTTAAAAATGGTTTATCTGTTTTTAACCAATTTTTAACAACAGTTCCGATAGAAGTTTCATTCATCCAATTACTGAATCTCATATCTGCATCATGAGAAACAAAAGGTTTATTTTCAGATGCCGGCATAAATCTCCATACATAACCTTCGTCTTTTGTCGGAACATTCATAACATAAAGCTCGTATCCAGCTTCTACCAATTCATTTTTTATATCATCTGATATATTTTTTGCAATATATATTCTAGAACTCCAACCAGGTAACTCCGTCTTCATTTCTTTGGAATTGTAAAGAAGAGGTTCTATCAGTCCAGGTCTAAATCTTTTGGATGCTGAATCACCAAATAAAGAATAAGAAAGTACACCAACGGAATCAGGCTGTGGATTAATAATTTCTAAAACTTTATATGCTGATTTATTAGAGATGTTATTAACAGGTATATTTCCTGTAATTTTATTTAAAAAAAACTTATTTCTATCAGCTCCATTATAATAAGTTTCTGTTTTATTATTTATCCTTTCAGTTATTAATTCCAATTTAATTTGTCCAATGTCATGGTTCATTTTTATTATAGGCATAATAAAAAAATAAATAACTAGTACGGAGCTTCTTCCTTTCTTCTTCTTTCTTCTTTTCTCTTTTTACGACCTGAACTTTTTGCTTTACCTCCTCCTCCACCATTTTTCTTTTTTCCTGCATCTGGGTTTATATATGATAAAACTTTTGGTATAAGAGGTGAGAGATTATCGAGTCTAATACGGGATTGGATCAGATTTGGGTTTCCAAGCCATCCGTTATTATTCCATTGTTCTATATTTCCATTATTTCTCAGTGTACTCAATTGATACAATGTAAACACTCCACGACACTCGAAATGAGAATTGCCCATCTCAACATATGGATGCCATTCTCCTATATCAACGTTTAATATAGATTGACCTAAATCAGAGGGTTTTTCTTTGTATATAACTCCCTCCAAATTTTCGTCTAATCCTACTAGTGTTGCAACAGCTCCATTTAAAAATGAATATATTATCTTTTCAACAACTATCCCAATATCTTTCATTAATTCCAAATCTTCATCAGAAATTGAATAAATCAGATTTAGTGGAATATTATTGGTTATATCTTCGGGAACAATTGTTATAGCATAACCCACTTTTCCGGTAATAAAAGATTCTACAAGTTCTTTCATATGATCTTTTGATAGAAAGTTTTCTGTTTCAATAACACTATTTACAATCATTATAATCATATCCTTTTGAGTTTTATCTAACATTTCAAACAACGAACGAGCGTTTGTTCTAAACTTTATAAAAAATAAAGATTTCAAGTAAATTGGACTTCCTTCGTCAGAGTCTTCTTTCTTTTCATCATAAAGATTAACTGTAAATAAATCATATAATAACATTATAAGTACGAGTTGAGAATTAGTATCCTGAATATAAAAACTGTCTGCTATTGATAGTACAGTTTTTATTATACCAACATGTGTTGAGAATTTCAGACCTAATTTCAGACCGCTCAATATTGCGAGAGTTTCATCGAAACTCAGATTACCTTTATGATCTGTATCCATTGCCTTTAGTATCATTGAGGTATCCTCTGAAATATAACTGTTCAACATTTCCGTAAATGATACCAAATCAATATCTGATTTAAAACTTTTGAATACTTCATAGAATTCTGCTAATTCTTGATTTTTGCTCTCGTATATTGTATAACTATTACTTATAATACGCATCATTCTAATTGTTCGTTCATTACTCATACCAACTGTTATCTGAGGTACTCCCTTAATATCTTGAAGAAATCTGTGATAAGACCATTTCCATTTTTTTTCACCTTCCAAATTACCACAACAATCACTGAATATCTGATTTTTTACACAAGGAAAAAAATCACGGCCTATTCCTTTTCTCTTCCAATTATTTCCTTCTGTTCTTTGTATTTGTTTTAGTTCAATGTCAGTGACGGGATCACCAGAAGATCGACATAATTTACAACCGTCATCAAAAAGGCAGCTTATGTTTATATTTTTAGGTGTTCCATAAGTAAGAACATTAAACGTTCCCTTTTGTGTTGTAATTGATTTCTTATTAATAATACCATCCCAATATTTTTTGAACTTAAAAAATTCAACTCCCCATTTTTTTCTTATATCTGTAAAATCTTGGGAGTTGAAAAATATAGGTCCTATATTTACCTCAAGACTGTCAATACACTCATCTTTTCCTATTTTGTGAAACCATCCTTCTGCAGATATCGAGAAAGTACCCTGTTTAATTATTACTTCTTTCTCACGGAACGAAACATTTTTACCACCACCAACAGGTTTATTACATATAAGGGCTCGTGTATCCCATTCAATTCCAAAACTTGATGTCATTTATATTTATTGTATATATAAATGATAAAAAAAATCGCAGTCGCTCTAAGACACGATGAACATTTCAACAATACCGGTATCGGTATCGGTATTGTTGTTGGAATTATTTATATTATTTTATGAAATATTGAATCAAAATCTATTTCACCATTTGAGGCTTTTTGTAAAACATCGTAATTCATAAATAAATTACTTGCTGGAGTGCATGAAAATCCCTCAACTTGAGTTTTATATGTCTGATTAAATTTCTTAACCATTTGAATTGTAAGTTCCTTAGCCTTTTGTGTCCTATTAGCTATTTCAATGCTCATCGGAGTACCTTTTACTTTACAGTCATCGTCTCCATCTTTCCCACATAAATATACTTTACATCTGTCTTTGTTGTTGGTATATTTGCAATTTTTTCCGGCGTTTGTAGGTGAGTTTATCAAAGGTTTGAGTTGTTCTTCGCATGTACTATCAATGTAAACAAATCCCATAATACTTGATCGAAATACTTCGTTATCTTCTTTTGCCCAGTTACTCTTTTGATCTCCTTGTATATACATATTAACCTCGTTCTCAAAATAGGAATAACTGCATGGATTGGCTTGCATATATGAATCTTTCGGGTTTTTGAGTATATTATCTTTGTTCAGATTTCTTAGAAACATATTATAGTAGTCTTTCATAGATGTGACCCACTGAGGCCAATTTTCCTTTTTAAATTTACACTGCTTCATCATTGTCGATATAATATTTTCAATATTGTCGTTAGTTTCACCAAAAATCTTGTTCCAAGAATGACCATCTTTACCAACACGTACTGAAGGTCCATTATCTCCTAAATATGGTTTGGTATCCCCGTCTTCAACTGAGCAAAAATATGGTTTAGTGCACATAGAGCATTCACCTTTCAATGTATAAAAATTATCACCAGTATCAACACCGTTATTCCACCAACCCAATTCTATAATATCAGCTTTTTCGTTTTGAGCACTCTTGGAATTTAAGTCGTTTTTAATATCTGTTATTGTTCTTGGTTCCGATAGACACTTGCAAATATCTTTAGTATCCCATGAATGAAAGTCTGTCCAGTTAACCCCACCACCAGAATTGACAGCCCTGCATATCTCATCTTCAGGATCACATGATAATTTACACTGACCACCGTCAGTATTCTTATTACTACTGTATATTAATGAATATTTAGATTGTTGAATTTTATCACATTTATTAAAACCGTCAATTGGAGCCGACGAATTATCAGCTATTAACCGAGTATAACCATCCTCGTTCGAACAGCAGGATCTCTCATTGGTAGCTGAATCTATAACACCCATAGTAGTCAATAAAGACCATGCTTTATTGGGATCAATTAGAATACCAACGTTTGGAGTCCAGTAACCGTCTGTTACAACAGGAGTTGTTGGAAAAATAAATAACATTGGTGGTAAATCTTTCCTCATATATGTCCACGCCGCGCATGTTTTTCGATGTATAGCAGAACAGTCTGAAATACCTGAAGAATCAAGTGACAAACTAAATTCCGGCTGTGACAGAATTTTTTCAAAGTCTTCAATGACCATCAAATGTGAAAGTATCCCTCCTACATTTTTAGGTGTATCGGATATTGTATTGAACTTTGTTTGTATAGATACATTCGTATTTTTATTGAAAAATAATAACAATACAATTATTACTACTACTAAACCAATTGCTACTAAACTAAATACTATTTTACGAGTTGTTAATGACATTTATCATTAAATAAAAAATAGTATTTATTTTTTATTTAACACTTGATCTATATTTGAGTCCAATAATTTGTATTCAAATATTTATGTTAATCGAGAAAAAAAAATATACAACGATGTTTTATCGATATTTATCATTTGTATGTTGGTGACATTAGGGGTACAATTCCTGTACCATAACCAGACCCCCCGTATGGTACATTGGCCCATATTGAAGATAGAGTGGGATCATCTCCTGGTGCTTGACAATAGCTGTGACCAAATCCATTTGCCTGCCCCCATAGTACCCCATCAGAACCATAAGAGTCTAGTCCCCAAGGGGGGTGGCACATGTCATTTTTGTCCCACAGGACGGAGGTAGTGTGGGACTTACCAATTGTCATTCCTACGTTGTCATCGGCGGTGCAAGTACCCTCGAACTCTTTCCACCCATAACCGATAGGAGCACCCTTATTACATGTTACTCCTGGGGTTCCAGAGCATTTAATCCCTCCAAGATTATAGCAGGGCATTTCTTTTGACATGTCGAAAGGGTCCCTCTGAGATGTTCTCGATGCAAATAGTTGGTTAAATACGCTTGTTGCAGGACCCATGTAGGTAGTCCCTGATATATATGGGTATAGGCGTTTGGAGACTACGCTATCATGCCATGTATAGTCCCAGTCAGAAAAGGGTAATCCATCTTCTTTCTTTGGTAGTCCAGTATAGATAGTTTCGAATGACCAGAGTCCATTTGTGTTGGTATTACAGGTCATTTGGATATCCTCGTATCCTAGGACACATGAAAAGTAGTTTATTGGCTCGTCAAATGATACCCCATTGGAGACCCTATCGTAAAACCAGTTACCCATGAAGACCTTTGTGAGGGAGTAGCGCATTCCCTTTTCAGTCAGAGCTCCTACTCCTGGGATTCCGCTTGAGGGGAATTGTTCTCCAAAAAGGTCTGGTTGGGTATTGTATATGTTACCAACCTTGGCAGGAGGGGTGACATAATTTTCAAGTTCATCGGTATCTCCAAATTCTGCCTGTAGGAGAAAGGCGCAGAGCGTTGCAAATAGTACTCCCGATACTTCGTCTCCCAAGATACCATATAGTTTAATAATCTGTTGATTAGATCCTGTATTAACTGGGTAAACCCCGAGTTGTTTAATGGACTTGGCAAATGCAGTATCAACTTGTCCTGATATTAGCTTCATGTTTGGACCACCACCACCGTTTATCCATGGGGGATTAGCCCATGATAGGGGGTCAGACATCCCCTGCCCTGAGTCCTGTGATGTAAAGTCAGGAATGGGTTTCCCGAGGGGTTCATATGATTCTGTGAAAGAGGACCAGCCCGTTTTGTTATCTGTTGGTGCGTATCCATTGGCATGCCACATTGTGATGAACCAGGGGTCATCAGTCCCATAGAGTCCCTTGAGAAGTTCACTACCAGACGAGTACGTTTTTGTGGAGTGAGCCACGGCCCCAGAGGGTTGGAGGAGTGTCTTGGTATTTTTGACTTCCCAGAGGAGGGTGAATAGAGCGTGTGCCTTGTTACGCGGAGAGTGGTTAGCCAAATCGATAATGGGTCCTCCCTTAGTGGGAATGCTTTTCTTCATTGCATCCACGGAATCCTGTGTTACCTTTGGAGTCTTTCCCACTTTGTGAAAGACTCCTGTACCCCCACCTCCAAAGTAGTTGAACCAATACCCGGTGCTCTGTACCATACCAGGTATCTGTTGTACGTGTCCAATTTCCATGTAGTCCCCTTTATCAAACCCATCTACCCATAGCTTGTTATTATTGTTACGGTCCTTCCCTTGGAGGTTTGAGCGTTGAAGATATTGTCCTAACCAGTTACTTCCATTTAAATCCTGTGACATTTTCCACGCTGACTGTTCTGGTGAGTATTGGGGTCCATTTGGGTAATACATAGCCCTCATGATTGCCCTCTCCCCAGCGTAAAAGGGTCCAGGTCCGGCCCAGAGACCAAGAGGTATGTTGTTCTTGAGGCCGAGTGGGTCGCTGGGGGTAATTTCATACCCATTGTATTTGTAATTTGTGAGACGTAGCCCAGAAAAGCTTGTGTTTGGACTCTGGCTGGCAACGGTATTGACCTGTCGTTTTGAGTCTCTTAAATTGGATGCGGATCCGGCGAAGTTCCATCCATCCTTGGTGTTTGAGATAACTGGAACGTTGAAATACTGGAGTGAGTACCAGTCATATAGGTTACCCAATGGGATGGATGGTAGTTTATATGTCGATGTACAGCATCTCATGGATTTCCATAGTACAGATTTACCTGGTAGGTCCCAGTTCCAATCGTTTGATGATACATTTGGTATATACCTTAGGATATCAGCTTTTTCACCTTGGGGACCTGTTGCAACCGGTCCCGACACATTCCAGGTACCTGATCCTGTAGGTGTAACATAGGATTGATTTGAAGAGCAGCACTGGTAGTACCACCCCAGACTATTGTATAGGTCCTTATACTCATTGGATGAACGTGTCATATCCATGGCTGGATATACATGCTTTAGGTAGTCCCTATACGCATCGGGTTCGTTTTTCACAATAAGGATTATTACACCCACTATAAAAATTAGTGATCCAACTATTATTAGAGGAGTGTAAATTACTTGTGTGGAATTATTATATTTTTTTATACCAGATACCACAATTATAATGATACCCGTAAGCATAATAAGTATTGGTATGAGTAAATTCATTTATTAATATGTTCATTTATTAATAAAAATTGTATTTGTTAATTCTTTTTGTAACACCAATTAACATAGTTTCCGTCAATAATTACATTATTTGGTTGGTAACAACAAGTTGAGTTTGAAAGGCATGTATTTTTATCAGCACCACCTGTAATAATACACTCTTTCCTTTTCTCATTTGCAACGTTGCATTTACTTAATACACCACTCTGTGGTTGTGAACCCTTGGATACAAAATATTTAGAACCTCCGTTTCCTGATGTACCAGCAAAATTTGTATTTTTCAAAAGGGAAAGTGGTAAAAAAGATTCATTTATTTTAATCTCTGACCAATTAATAGCTTTATCTTTACTCTTTGGCCCATTTGGATCTAATATCCACAGAATAGTTCCAAGAAGAGTATAACCGGAAGAAGAGTACTGAGCTGGGGTAGTTGTGTTATTATAAAACCCTTTTGATATTGGGGTATTATCTTTGTTCCATCCAGGGATCCAATTAAAACCGATTAACTCTCTAACATAATTCATTGGTCCAATTGCTGATGTACGACCAACAATCTGATCTATATAGTCTAATTGTAAAGGATCAGGACTTGGAACCAATCCTGTGGTAGAAGTTGATATTGTATCTGCATCCGGAATTCCAGCTTTCATATTAATTAAAGATACAGGTGTAAGATTATTCATAAATATATTTTGCAAAGATAACAATGAAGAGCATGAACAACCAGTGCTTGTAGGATCAATTAATGAATTACCTTTTGAATCTGTTATTTCATAGCATGAATTTGTTGGACAACGTTTATCATCTTGACTTAAACCTTTCCACAAGCATGCATCAGAACCGTATATTATACTATACCAATCTTGAATAGTATTTGTTGATGTAGTGAATGACGGATTACCAATATTATTTATATCTCTACTGTTTGTATATTTTTGGATTGTTTCAAGATAATAAGATTGTGAATCTTTTAACTGAAGTATATCACTCATATTTACAGCTCCAAATGTTGAAAAAACTTGATCCACAACTCCTGAACCCATATACCAGTCTACAAACTTAACTTTATTATTTGACTTTTTCCATGCCACGACCAATGCATTTGTAGTGATAGCAGCTGTTATAGGTTTTGTACCACTTCCAAAATAATAAGCAGGTTCACGACCTCCAACAGAACCTATAAAAGAGTCTTTGAACGGGTATTCTTTTTGTGGAACCTTTAGAACCCCGTTAATTACTGACATTGTACTAGATCCATTACGAGATATTCCAGACGAGTCAATAAAGAAGTAACCAATTGTCATAGTCATTCCAGGATATGAAGTGTACTGGGTTTTAGGCTCTCCACAATAACTTTTATCACAATATGCATATGTAATACTGTCTTCTATGGATTTCTTAATCTGATCTTCACTTTTCATTTCTCCATATTTAGCTGGATTACTTAATTGAATAATTAAAGACTCAATAGCATTTCCACATGCAATTTGACCTTTAGTATCTGAGTTTTGTGCTGCTACAAATACAATATCGTTTCCAGCGAGAATACCTGAAAACCCACTGATTCTACCATCAAAGAATTGAGTCAAAGATGTATACCCATAAGTTTCTCCATAGTGACCCCATGATATATGAGAACCATACGGAAGACCCATAAATCCACCGACATAGTTCATACCTACCCCCCACATTGTTGGCGCGTTTTCCACCCCATAACAAATAGATGGTTGTAATAATAATTTAGTTTGCCATGATGTATTTGTGGGTGGAAGACCATTATCATAATATAATGTTTTGATAAATTCCGTATAAATCTCTCTGTCTTGAATAATAGGTGTTGGGGCTGTAAAAGATAGTATATTATATATTATTTCAGCTTGTTTACTTGGTTTTCCCCATGAATTTCCACACATAAGACCAGAAGATGCATCAAAATCTACATATGTTTTCCCCTTCCATGTTCCATATGGTATTTGGTAAAGAGCTGAGCCGTTATCCATTTGAGGATTCCCAACCTCAGTGAAAACTTGTCCATTCATATTCTCATTTTTAGATGGTCCACAATTATTACAGCTCATACTAGGTATTACCCCTCCTTCAAGTACAGTACGAGAATAAGAATAATATCTGTCTTTGGCAACTCTTTCATTATTTACTGATTTACTTATAGTATTAGGAAATATAAATACAAAATATAAAATTATGACTATACTTATACTTATACATAAAACACTAATAAATTTATATTTTAATAACATTTATTTATAGTTATAAT